ATCTCTTCGTCTGTCGTTCCAGATTTTACAGCTCTTTTATAAGCTAATAGAGCTTTCGGTTTTCCTTTTTTGTTAGGATATATTTTCCAAAGATTGTTAAATCTAGTTTCTAAATCAAACTCTTTATCGGACTTGTCCGATATATTATTATTTGATTTATTAATTGATTTATTAGTTGATATATTATCTTTTACATCTGTGTATATACCCTCTTTACGTTTGTGTATAGGGGTATTTACATCTGTGTATATACCCTCTTTACGTTTGTGTATAGGGGTATTTACATCTGTGTATATACCCTCTTTACATTTGTGTAAATAGGGTAAAATGTATCTTCTTTTTACTTCCTTCCCCTCATATTCATATTTTAGGTTTATATATTCCTTTTCTTGTAAGCTTTTTAATGTTACGGATATTGTTTTTTTACTTTTTCCATATCTACTTGCCAAAAAAGCATTTGACGGAAAGACACTTCCAAAAGAATTGGCCATCGTGTATATTTCACTAAAAAGAAGTTTTTCAAAATCATTTAAGTCATCAGCTTCCACAATTGGAACTGGAATTTGATTGAAGAATTTTGTACTTTGTTCCAAACTTTCTCCTTTCTTCTATATTCATTTCAAGTTTTATTTTTCAATTAAAAGCTGGCAATGAGTGTTTATGTGCAGGCACTGAATACTCATGGACTTTACGGTCGTTACGCCACCCTCCAGCTTTGACTAAATACGAAACCACCGCCCAAGGTGGCTTTGCTAAAGTTGAATTATTTCTAATTCTACTGCTCAGGATTAGTGAGGACTGCAGTTTGCTCATAGGTTTAGTTTTGACCTACTGGAAATAATTCATCCACAATTAGTTCTTCTTCATCAACGACTGACTGAGCGGATTCTTTAATTCGAATCCAATCGGCAATAGACATAATCGCTTCTGACGGTTCCATATTTTTCCAATACTCAATATCTTTATCACTTGCATTATGAGATGCTGCAGCCGCAAAAGCTTTATCATATTGTGCTTTTAATTTATTAGCTTTTTCCTTTGATTCTTGTTGCTCTTTTGGGTCAAACGGTTTAGCAATAATTTGTTGAAGCATCCCTTTCATTTCTTCATACCTTAAATTAGAAATATCAAATTGACGATTACCGCTTCTATCAAAATAAGCTCTGATTTCAACATCTTGGTCTTTTAGAATGATATTTTTGAGAGATTTTCTTAAAGCAGGCTTATATCCAATGACTTCGCCTGATTTTTGGTCAATTTCTTCAACATCTCGACTAAGCAAAACGATTGTTTTATCATGAAACTTACTCATCATTAAACTTTGCATATCTTTGTATAAACTATTGATTTTTCCCCATGCTTTCATTGTCGATTTAAAATTATTAAGTTCGCCACGCAATAAGGTTTGGGCCCGTTCGTCAAAGTCTTCAATCAAATCAATTACAAGGACATCCCAGCTTTCAGCGTTTTGTTCTGCCATATTTAATGCTTGAGTAAAATTTGTGATAATTTGTTCAGCTTTTTGAGGAAATTCAAAGTCTATTGCTTGGTAACCTTGCTTGTATGCATTCCCGTCAGTACTAATAAATAAGGCTCTATCATTACTACTGGCAAACTTAGCCGCTAGTGTCGTTTTTCCTGAAAGCCCGCCTCCTGAAATAAGGACTCGTGTCAGTTTAGGACTTCTAGTCCCTGCAGGTTTAATTTGCATTACCATACTTCTACCTCTAATTCTTCGTATTTTTTATTTTGGATACAGCAGTCGCAATTATGACAAAAGTATCCATCCATTCCCTCATGCTCAATATTATGAGCGATATTATCTAACTCAGATAACACAGTTTGAACAAGAATTTTATCTGAAATATCAGCAAGTTTTCCAAAATCCATTGTAATTGTCTTAATGTTTACTGGAAGTTTCTTGGTAAAACCTACAATTTTCCCTACCACTTTATAATCTAGTTTTGTATAATCAGAGAATTCTTGAGCAACTAACCATGCGTATAAAGCTAACTGCTCTCTATAATGGCTGTACCATTCCAAATAAGCTCTGATATTTTTATCAAATATATCTTCAAAGCTTGCGGCCGTTTTCCAGTCAATTATTTCAATGATCTTATTTTCGTGGTCAAACCTTAAGACATCAATTCTTCCACTAATCACAAAATCATCATAATCAGCTCTGATATAAAGTTCTTTATGAGTATGTAAAGTATCGAAAGACTGATAAGTTTCAGTCTTTTTGACTTCATTAACCGCCATCACAATATCTTTAAAAACTTTTTTAATGCCTTGGTTTTTCTTACCAATATTGCCCATCATATCCACAGAATGCTCTTGGATAAAATCATCGGTGCTTTTATCTCCCTCAAGCATTGCATGAGCATAAGAGCCAACTAGCATAGCTTCTGTAGGAGATTCAGCGTACCTTTTTGCTTTTCTTTCCCTTAATCTAAAAGGGCATTCCTGAAAAGTTCTAATATCAGAAAAACTAAATCTTGGTTTTTCTTCCGTCATTTAAATTCTCCATTTCAAATTTTTAGGCATTCGTGGTATAATTTAAGTAGAAGTTTTGGCGAATTTCCTACTTGCTCTGCGTGCCATGCAGGGCTTTTTATTTTGCTTGCATTTTCATTTTGGCTAGTTCATTTTTTAATAGAATGATTTCCATTGCTTGGTTTTGGCAAGCTTCATCAAACTTAAATACTTTTTCTTCCAAAATTGCCGCATATTCCCATAATGAGTTGTAATCTTCTGCGAACTTGTCATAATCTGCAAGCTTCTCCTTTTCTTCAAATGTTTTTATTCCTAACATTTTTAATGTCCTTTCTATGTATGCGTTTTAATCCTCCGAGTGCTATAATTACTGTGAGCAGATATTTGCGGTATTTGCTTAGTTCTATGGAAAGGAGGTATGAGTGATGAAATTTTCACAAGTCCAAGATTTGGAATATCTTTTTAAGAGATTAAAAATTAATAAAAATATTGTTTTTAATTTAAATGGTAGGCTTGCTACAGCTAAATTTATAAATTATGATGAGCAAGGTTCTCCAGTTAAATTCTATACTCGTGGAACATGGGTGGGATATCATAAAGAATATCGTTTTGATGATATTTATAATTCTTACTTCGACCATTTTGTAGCTTCTACAATTAGCTACGATAATCCTAGCTGGGTTAACACTCCTCTTTTTGCTTTACAAATTTTAAGTAATTTTGTTCAAGAACGAGAAGCTATCAAAAGTGAATTCAAGCATATACTTTATAATGTTCGATTTTTAGATAGTGAAGAAAGCTATGATTTCTATCTCGTAGATAATGATTATGATTTTGAAATACTTTCTCTTATTGATTAAGTTTCAACTCTAATTGGACACTATTAATTTTATGAATAGTATCTACTATTTCCGATGCCTGTTCCCTTAATTTTTGGGATAGGTTTTTTAATTCTTCAAGCCCTTCCGCTTCAATTTCAACTTTGATTTTTACATTTTCCATAAATCTCTCTTTTCTAGCGGAGCACCGCATTTAATTTCTTAGCAATGAGCTTGATTGCTCTAATGTTTTGTGTGATTAAGTCGTGGAATAGGTCAAACAGGATTTCGCCCGTTTCTGGGTTGACTATGTATGTGTAAGTCATGAGTACCTCTTTTCATTTGATAACTGATTGGCGCTTTTTAAGTTCTTGCTTATACTCAGGAGTATTTACAAACTGCATGAAATCTCTGATTTCTTTGTATCGAAATCTACGTCCATTCATGAAAATACCAGACTTGAATTGTGGAAATAGCTCCATTGCCTTTCTACGTCGATAAACTGTTTGGTCATGGATGGAAAACTTTTCCGCTACTTGCTGAGTAGTCAAGTAATCATCATCTTTATATTCCATCTGGACTCCTTTCTAAGCTAGTTCCACTTGGTACTTAATAGCAAACTCTTTAACTACTTGAATATAAATTTGAGTAGCTTTTTTATCTGCTTCAATAACATCAAGCTTATTAAGTTTTTTAACTGCAGATTTGCTATAGCCTTTTTCTATTTGTCGGGTTTGCATATTTCTCAATCGAATATTAAACTTAAAACCACCACGTCGTTCTACTTCTGCATAAATTTGTTGATTGATTTCTTTAAAGGCAACTCCTCCTCCTTGCTTTAGTGCAATTTTACGAATGAAATTACCTGTTTCGTTACGCCAATTAGCAGTATTCAAAGCAACAATTTCAGAAATATTATCTACTTTGTCATTAACTTCAAGCAATTTTTGCTCCTGGTTTGCTACTGCTTGAAACATTTGATTAAACATTTGAAGTTCAGGGCTAAGATTTGAAATATCTGGTTGTTGTTTGATATGTTGCTCCATTTGGTTGAAACGACCGACATAACCTACGGTGAACTGCGTTCCTTTAGCCCCAGTCATACGGTTACCGAAAACTTCGCATCCTTGTTTCGTAACTAAATAACAAGGCAACTCTTTATTTTGAGCTGAACGATAGGTACTTTCTACGAAAAACGTGTTAATATCAATGGTTTCAGATGAGCCCCCACTTTTCGGTTCTCCTAAATCACTAATAATTTGGCGAATATCTGCCAATACGTGGTCATGGCGACGCCCAACCATTTCTGCAACTTCCAATGAAGTTAATGTATTTTCTAATTGATTCATGTTTTATGAATTCCTCTCTGTTGATATTGAAACTTTAGCATTCTTTAATTACAAAGAGATATCTATTTATTGAAATTGTACAATGCGTATAAAGTCTATTTTTTCCAAATATTCTTAACTTAATAACCTATGATAAACTTTGATAATTTTCCATAAATTATGCGTGTATCGTTATGATAAGCGCTGATAATTTTTGATAAGCTTTATTAAGTTTGTGTTTTGTAAGCAAAAACCAACTGTCCAAAAACTCAATCAAGTTCAATCCCTAAAATATCAGCAGCTAACCAAATCTTTTGGCCTACTAAGTCAGCAAATTCTTTTCGAGTGATTTGTTCTCCGTCTTCATTTTGAATTCCATAGTCCGATAAGGCTGCTTTAATTAATTCATTTGCTTCGATAAGTGAAGATTTAACTGTTACTTCTTGGTCGTTATTTTCATTTTGTGCGATTGTAATTAATTGGTTCATTTTTGAATCCTTTCTTAATCTAAGTCAAAGTATTTAATGAGAAATGTGATAAGCCATTTAACTGACTGAGTATACTTCCGATTTCCGTTTAACACAGAACTGATGTCTGATTTACGAAATTTATAAGGTGGTTCTTTGATGTTTTCATAAGCCCAGATAACATCTTTATTACCTTTTCCCTCTTGTTCCAAATACTCAACTATTTTCTTTCGTTGAGAATCAAAACTTTGTTCTACTTCTGACATTTTTGTCCTCCTATCTCTAAAAAGTTAGATAAAAAGTTAGTTTTTTTGTAGTAAGCTCTTGACACAAACTATCAAAAAGCGTACAATATAAGCATAAAGAAAAGACTTAATAGAACGTACATAACCGCCTGCAAGCTTATTAATTAACGTTTTTTGTTAAGGTGTTTTTCTAACTTATTTTCTAACTATTTATCTTACAAATATAATAATACAACTTTTTAATAGTTTTGTCAACAACAAAACTTACTTTTTAGTAGTTTATATTTGTAAGAAACTATGAAAGGGTTGATATGACTATCTTAGACCGTATTAAAGAACTATCAAAAAGTCGTGATAAAACCGTTAAAGAAGTCGCTATTGAATTAGGGCTTGGAGAAAATTATCTTTATTCTCTAAAAAATAAAATACCAAATGGTCAGACTTTACAAAAATTAGCAGACTACTTCCATGTTTCTGTAGATTATTTGCTCGGACGTGATGAGACTGAACCTGAAAATCAAACAGTCGATTTAGCTGAATTGGCTAATAAACCAAAAGATTTTAACTGGGATAGCGTTTTGTCAGTTGGGGGTAAACCTATTCCAGAAGAGGATAAAGAAATTATCCGTCGTTTGTTCGCTCATAAACTATCTGATTAATTATAAATTAAAGAGAGGACGGTAGTTTATGACAGGTAAAGAACTACTAGAAATTATAATTGTTAAAATTGAAAATTTAGGTATTGAACTTAAATATGAAAAATTGAATGGCGCAAGTGCTTATATTTCATTTAGATATGGTTGGGGGATTGATGTTATCCTTAAATCTTAGAGTCACTATTGTATAATTTAGACAAAGGACAAAAACATGCAAAAACGCTA